TAGTTGTCACCACCGTTGGACTTAACACGAGCTTGAACAAACTTAACATGCTTACAAGTACTGCGACCTTTGTAGCCTTGGCAGGTGCAGTAAAACTTATTCTCATCATCTACAGATACTTCATAGATACCTGGCCCAGGAGTCTGGGACTGGCTTAGAAATACTTGTACAAGTTTAGTGTCCATTACCTTGCTCATTCTCGTAGGTCTCCTTTGTTAGTAACCATTTCATAATACAGGAATGCTTCCTTGGCAAAGCTTTCGGTTGCGTCTCCGTAAAGACTACTCCAATCGTCAAGCATGACGTTGGTGGTCACTATGGTTGGCAAACCTTGGTTAAACCGTGTACGTAGTACGTGGTGCAACACGTTCTTTTGCCACCCGCTTAGGCTGGCATGTTCCTTACCTACATCGTCTATCACTAGGACTCGGATGTTATAGGAGTCATGCGCTTCGCCTAAGACACCATAGTAGAGGACCTCCTCCCAATCTGTCGGGCTATCCATCATGCGACCTTGTAAGGCCAAGATGTCATTAAAGGTCATAAAGTAACAAGGGCGGATTAAAACCCCACCTTCTTCAACATCAAATGCGTCAATAGGGGAGTTAAGCATTATGGACTGGAGTATGGATGCGGCAACGGTTGATTTTCCGCGACCAGGCTTTCCTGCTAGTAGTAACCCTTTACCGCAATACTTGCTAGAAGATGCGCGTACATTCTCACCTTTGTCAAAAACTTTAAGCCAGCTTTTAATATCTGCAATGTCATCTTTGTCGGTGTCTTTGCAATCTTCTACTGTCCAACCTAAGCGAGCCTTTGGTATACCAGCAGCTTTAATCCATGAACGACGACGAACCTTTTGGTCCTCAAGTTTATACATCACTCAACCCCTAACTGTGCACGACGCTTTGCTTTAACAGACTCTACACGTGATAAGTCTTCTGGCGCCAGTGCACGTCTTGCCTCTTCCAACATAGTGGGAGCATACTTTATAAATCCAAAAAAGAGAGCGTCTGGACTTCTCTTATCTGTATCGTGCTTTTGACTGTCAATCCAACGGTCAAGAATTTCTTTTTCAATATCTCCAGTAGTATCAAAGTCTGCACGAAAGTTTTTCATAGCATGAATAAACGCGGGACGCTGGTTGGTAGTGACCTCACTGATGTGCCACACAGTCTTAACCAGTTCCGCAAAGTAATTAACTACATCTGTAGGTGTCCACTTCTCAACGGGACGTGAAGCCCTAATCTTCTGACGGTCAGCATGGTTCTTCTTCTTAGACTCCTGGCGTTCCTCGGCCTTTCGCTTACGGTCCTTTTCCATCTCTGCTTCTAAGTCATCTGGGTCTAGCCACATGTCGACTCCTTCAATAAATTCTTCTTGTTCTTTATGGGACGCATGGAGTGCGTCCCCTTGGTTAGTAGAATATGCCTCTATGCTATTAGGATAATTAGCTAGAGAGCTATTCTGTGATATAGAGTCGGCCCTTTTGGCACTCGGCTCCGTGTGCCTTTTGGGCATTCGGTGATAGTGCTTTAGGTACAACTTTCCTTTCCCTGTAATCTCTACCCTAGACCAGAATTTCTTTTTATCGGTCTTGCCCGTAATAAGGTCTACAAGGCCGTTAGCGCGTAGTTCAGTCAATCCAGAGTAAATATACTTAACCCCCTCCCCAAAGGCCTCTGAGAGCGTCTTAGCGCCCCCTGTGGCCCCATGCTTGCTTATGTGGAAGAGAAGGCCTAAGGCTTTAGGACTTAGGCGTATCTGTGTCATTACGACTGAACTCTTCCTTAAAGGCACGAGCAAAGATGCGGGCTATCTCTTCGACCCCCGCGTAGAGATTCTCAAGACTTTCGTCGTCTTCTTCTTCTTCGTCGTCTTCGTACTCTTCGTCATCTTCTTCTTCACTGCCTTCTTCTTCCTCCGCGGCATCTTCCTCAATCTCCTTTGCGGTCACGCGTTCTTTTTCTGGGAAGTCAATAACCTCTGCTTTTTTAATATCAGCAGATGGGTTGATTGGGACTAGGCCATCGGTAAGGTCAAAACATTTAATGTCAGCTTTCTTACACGCAACTAGAACGTCTAAAGAAGTGTTATCTTCATCAGACCATAGAAGAAAAGCAGTTGACTTCTCTCCCACAATGATTTCAACAGATTTGTTAATTGGGTCTGGGTCATTAATCATAGAGCCAGCAGGAAGGTTAGTTAGATTAGCGCCTTCCGATGCTACGTAAACAACCTCTTTGTTTTTTTCTTTTGCATACTGTGCAGCAAAAACTTGGGAAGGCGTTGGGTTACCAAAAATTGGCATAACAACAATACCTTCTGCACCATTGGCATAGTAATGGTCTTCCATTAATGCCTCAATGTTTGCGCGACTTGTCGCACCGTTTCCTGCTACCAGTACATAGTACTTGTCCATGTGGACCTCCTTAGGTGGCCCACATACTACACCTATTCGTCGCGGGCGCTATTAATAACGGCTGGCTTGTAGGTGGCTATTCTTTCTACAAAGGCTAGTAGAGCCGCCCCTAGAAATGCTCCCGCTATGGTGTAGAGGGTGTAGGTTTTGATTCCTGTGAGTCCTACCAGGAAGACCGCAATTGCTGAAAACAAAATAGAGAAACAGGCATTTAATATTTGAATACCAATAAAGATACTGAGGACATCTAACAGCGAACGTATTGCAGCTAGGAAGAATCCTGTGAAGCATCCGATAAGAAGTAGCTCAAGCATGAGCCTATCCTACTACGTATTTGGCTGTGCTAGGTATACGGCGTAGGTGGACCCGCTAGTAATCCAGTCGTCTAAGGCACCCTTATTGATACGCACCTGGATAGACCTACAGTTTTTGTAGTAGTGGCTACGCCCCGCGTTAGGCTGAGAACCTTCCCAGAATAAGTCAGAGCCAGGGATGATGCGTCCATTAGTACCATCAAAGTAATCTAAGACTAAACCAGAGTTCTCAAAGAGTGCTTCCTTAATCACAATAGTTCTGGAAGACGCGCTCGCTGTCCAAGCTAGGCTTACAGTTGCATAAGCTGCTGTAGATGGGGCTATAGCAGAAACGCTTGGGCGTGAGTAGTCAGTGCTAGTAAATGTAATTGCCTGGGTGCTAGTAGATAACAAAGTCTTTGCTGAGTCGTACCATAAGACGTTTACAGAACCACTACCACTGGTTTGAGTCCCACCTTTTACATATAAGCTAAATGTATAGGCAGTATCTGGATAGAAAATCTTCATGTACTGGCTGTTAGTAGTGAACGATTTTAAAGTTACAAGACCAGCTGCAGTAGAAGTTACTGTAGGAATATCTGACACACGAGTTAGAGTACCGTTTGTAACAGACCATGGAGCAAAGCTGCTTACGTTATAAAACGTTGGGTTAATAAGTTCATTGATGCGGTTAGCTTTTAAAGTGATATGAGATTGACGAGCTTCATCAAAATTAGTAACAGCACTTGCTTGTTCAAACTGGCAGTTATCAAAGTAGTGACGCTCATTAGATGCTGCATTGGCTACGCTAGATACCGAGATAACAGGTACTGCATAGTAAGACTCTTGAACAAGTTTAGTAGTAACAAGGAATCCAGAACCAGTTGCACTACCGATATCTGTTTTATTTAAAGTAAAGATAGTAGTTGTATCAGCGCCCTTACCACCGTTAATAACAGCAATAGAAATAACAGCTCCACCAAATACAGTTACGTTAACTCTAGGAAGGATGGAAGGTAGCTTTCCAGATACGTATGTCAATGGGACGTTTGCGTATGTTCCATCAGCATATAAAGTTCCAGCTGTAGAGTTATAAGAGTTAAAGGTGATATTACATGGGGCTGTTGTTGACACCACTCCTCGTGCAGAGAAGGAACCCGCAACGTTAGATACAGAGTTACCAGTGGTTGTAGACATAAAAGTACCAAGGCGGTCATACCAACTGATACCTACAGTAAATGTTCTAGAGGTAACGCTGGCTGCTGAATAAGCGCTAAATGTATATGGGTCTCCAGAAATTACTGGGACTCCATAGACAATTGGATTAGTTGAACCACAACTAACTGTAACCACCGCTGGGCTAGAACCAGCGTTAGCTAATGAGAGGTATCCCTTTTGCTTGTTTTGGTACAGAGCAGGAGCAGTAGCTTCATAACGAGGTGCTGGGTATGGGGTTACAACAGGGTAGCTCTGCGCGTCTTCATTAAACGCAGACACTAAAGCAATATTAGGAGCAACAATATTTAAGTCAATACCAGTAGAGTCTGAGCCTGTAATAGCAATAGGAGTTGTTGAATTAAACTTAGGAATTTTAAATCCACTAAGTGTTACGTAATCACCAATTGTGTAGCCGTTTGTTCCTATGTTTAAATGAAGAGTGTTAGAGGTTACAAAGTATGACGTAACCGTATCCACCTTGATGTGACGCAACGTTCCATTATTATCACGGGATGCCCAACGACCAACACCTTCTTCAAATGAAGAGTCATTGTAATCAAGCATAAGGTTGTGGCCTACCTGTATACCTTCTACTACAGGGTTAATAGCCCCGTCTACTGGAGATGGGCATGACCAGCCAGTAAACGCTTTAATGTACTCTCGAATACCTTGAGCTGAACCTTTTTCTTTTGATAACTGTACGGAGTCACGTACTAATACGCGAGAGTTTTGAAACCCAATCTCAGGTTCATACTTAATACCAAATTGGTCTAGTAATAGTGGAATTACTGTGTCTGACATCTCTTCAAAGTTATAGCGTTTGTATATAGTATTAGCTAACCCTTTAATGTAATCAAACTGGTATCCAAACAAAGATAGGAAAGACCTAAGGTCCTCGTTATCCCCAGGGCTAGAT